TGAGACGATTGCCGAGTTGCGTACGTTTGTGCGTGAGGGTAATGGGAAGATGCATGGGTCTCCTCATGATGACCGTGTGATGTCGTTGGCGATTGCGAATCAGGGTTTGAAGTACGTTTTTTTGCAGGAGTATCAGGTGGAGACGAAACCTCCTGTTGGTTCTTTTGGGTGGTTTATGGCGAACATGTATCCTGATGCGCCGAAAGAATCTGAGGCTCCGATTGGTTCTCGTTCAGTTCGGGGATGAACGGAACGGTTTTTCCATTCTTTTGATGACCGAACCGCTCAAAACCTGTTCTTGTGGACGCACCTTTACCGAATCACAGTCTTCTGGCGATACTTGCTTTAAATGCAAGATCGCTTCTGTTGGCTTTACTTGGCGTGGTGTGCGTGATACCCGTGAATCGTTCTCTAACGAGACGATCCCTCAGGTGATTAGGGAAACGAAGGCTCAAGCGGCGGCTAACGGTATTGAGATCGAACCAGCAGGAAATAGGTGAGTTTGGCATGCCTGCGTGGCTTCAGATTGTCATTGCGGTGTTAGCGCCGTCAGGTGTTTTGGTGACGTTAATTGAACGTACCCGCAGAGAAAACAATCGTGACCACAACCGCAACAGCGAGTTGCTGCAAACTATTGATCGTAAGGTCGATCACGTTTCTGAACGTGTCGACGACCATATCGAGTGGCATTTGACGAAGGAGAAATGATGAGTTATCAAGAGGCTTTGAAGCGTGCGTTGGCAACGTTTGTTGCTGGCGCTACTGCGGTCCCGTTAACTACGGCTGTTACTGATGTGTCGTTTTTAAAGGCGGCACTGATTGCTGGAATTGTTGCAGTTTGGAACCTTGCGGCACGCCTGTCGCAAGCGTGGTTGACTCAGCCTGAGGATCTCTGATGGCTCGCCCTTCCAACACTGACCGTTTGAAACGGTTAAATCAGGAACTGAATCGTTCAATTCGTTGGCGTAACGACGGTCGTCGTGACGACATGTGGAAACGAATGGTCGACTTATATCGAGGCAAGCATTACAAGTCGCTGTCTAAAGAAGACCGCATGGTCATCAACATGGCGTTTGCAACAAAGAACGTGATTGCTCCGTCAATTGCTGTTAATAGTCCGAAGTTTGTTGTGAACGCACGGAAGCCTGAGTCTGCGGCTCAGGCAGTTATCACCGAGGAAGTGTTGAACTATTTGTGGCGTACACACAAATATCAGGACGAGTTCCGTCTCGCTGTTGACGATTTCCTTGTGATGGGTCACGGCTGGATCAAGGTTGGTTATAAGGCGACCAAGCCGATTGAGGTGAAGGAGCCTCGCACTGACGAGCATGGCGTTGACGACTACGGAGTTGACGACAGGGATGAGTTGGTTGAGGGCAATGTTGAGTCTGAGAAGCGCATGCTTGAGGACGATGATCGTCCGTTTGTTGAGCGTGTGTCACCGTTTGATGTGTTTGTTGATCCTGATGCACGCAACATTTCTGATGTGAAATGGATTGCTCAGCGGGTTCGTCGCCCGCTGGCTGACGTGCGTGTCGATTCGCGTTACGACAAGAAGAACCGCAAGTTGGTGCAGGGTACGCATATTTCTCGTTGGTCTTCCGAGGATGCTCGTGATGGCCGTGATGTTGTTGATGATCCAGATACGTCTCCATATTCGTATGTGGATGTGTGGGAGTATTACGACCTGCGTCGCAATGAGGTGAGCACGTTTGCTCAGCATTGCGAAGAGGGTTTCCTGATTGCACCGAAGAAGATTCCTTTCCCGTTTGGTCATCCGTTTGTGATGATCAGAAACTATGAGGTTCCTGATCATTTTTATCCGATGGGTGAGTTGGAATCGATCGAGGAGTTGCAGTACGAGTTGAACAACACTCGTTCGCAGATGATGAACCACAGGAAGCGGTTTGCCCGTAAGTGGATTTACGACAAGGAAGCGTTTGATGCTGATGGCATTAAAGCGTTGGAGTCCGATGAGGACAACACGATGGTTCCTGTTGACACAAACGGCCAGATGGACATTCAGAAGGCTGTTGCTCCGATGCCGTCGATTGGTACTCCTCCAGATTTCTACAATCAGTCTGAGTTGATTCAGCAGGACATGGATCGCATTAGTGGTACGTCGGACTATATGCGTGGTGCTACGGCAAACATTCGTCGTACGGCCACAGAGGCGGCGATGATTCAGGATGCGATGAATAGTCGTGCGGCTGACAAGTTGTCTCGCATTGAGTCGACGTTGGCTCAGGTTGGTCAGCGTGTGATTCAGTTGATGCAGATGTACATGACTGGTGAGAAAGTTGTGCGTGTTGTGGGGTCTAAGGCCGCTCCTTCTTGGGTGACGTTTGATTCTGATTACATTGCTGGCGAGTTTGATTTTGAGGTTGAGGCTGGTTCTACTCAGCCGATGAACGAGTCTTTCCGTCGTCAGTCTGCGTTGCAGTTGGTTGATGCGATGGCACCGTTTGTTGGTTCTGGTGTGGTTGATCCGATGGCGTTGGCTCGCCATGTGTTGCAGTTCGGATTTGGTATTAAGGATCCGACGATGTTTATGGGCCAGCCACAACAACAGCCGATGCATCAGATGCCTGATGGAACAATGATGCCGGGTGCCACACATGAAGAGGGCATGGCGATGCCTCAGGGTGGCGGTCAGGTTGCCCCTCCGATGCCCGAGCAGTCTTCTGTTGATGGAATTCCACCCGAGTTGATGGCCGCTATTCAGGGGTCTACGGGGTTTGTTCCGTCTTCTGATATTCGTTAGGGAACGCTTTTTCCATACATATTGAGAACAACCGTGAAAGGACTCTCGTGGAAGAGAATGAAATAGGCTTCGAGGAAGCCGTAATGCCCGAGGCAGACCCCATCTTGGATGATGGACAAGTCGCACCAGAGGGAGACATAGCCCCAGAACCTAACTATCTGGACGTTGACCAATATGGCGATTATTATGCCAAGGTCAAGGTTGATGGTGAAGAACTGGATGTGCCTGTTGCAGAGGCGTTGCAGGGATATCAGCGGCAAGCAGATTACACTCGCAAAACCCAAGAGTTGTCTCAAAGGGCTGAACAAGTTCAGTTTTGGGAGACAGTTGATCGGGCGATGCAAGCGGATCCGCAGGCTACGTTGCAATTCTTGCAAAATCAGTACGGTATCGGCCAAGCACAAGTTGCAGCCAATACTTCGTATGACGAGCCGTCGTACGAGGAGGACTGGTTTTCTGACCCTTCTGAGAAGCGCATTGCACAGTTGGAGAATCAACTCCAAGGAATGCAAATGCATTTTGAAACGCAGCAAGCAACTCAAGTTCTCGAGCAGGTTGTGGGACACCTTCAGCAGAAGTATGGCGAGGATTTTGACCCGAAAGCGGTCGTTTCTGAGGCGGTTCGTCGTGGGATCCCTGATCCCAGATATTTGGAGCCGTTGTATAAGGAAATGGCTTTTGACAGGTTGAACGCACAAAGTCGAGCACAAGCGGATGCTGGTGCTCGACGAGCAGCAGAGGATCAGGCCCGTCGGGCTGCGGCGCAGGATGCTGCGTCCACAGTTGGTCGGGGTACGACTTCTGGTGCGCAAGTCCAAACTAATGCTCCTGTGACACGACCTAAAACCATCCAAGAAGCGTGGGCGCTGGCAAAACAGCAAACCGCTTCGTAATTGCTTAAGGAGCAATAATGTCTAACCCGAATTTCGACACACTGCTGTCGACCACACTGGATAACTACCGTTCGACGCTTACTGACAACGTGTTCAATTCGCGTCCCGTCCTTTATCACCTGATGGAGAAGAACCGTCTTCGCATGCTTTCTGGTGGTAACAAAATTGTTGAGCCATTGATTTATGACGAGGGTCAAGCCGGATCATACAGCGAGTGGGAGCAACTCTCAATTGCGCCTCAAGATGGTATCAGCGCCGCAGAGTTCGACTGGAAGTCGCTCTACGCCACTATCGCCATTTCTGGTCTCGAAGAGGCTAAGAACAACGGTGAAGAGCAGGTTATTAGCCTTCTTGAAGCCAAGACGATGCAGGCTGAGCAAACCCTGAAGAACAAGATCAGCACCATGCTGTTCGCTACTTCTCTTGCTTCAGCAAACGACTGGAATGGTCTCGGAATTCTCATTGGCGACCACACGTCGACCGTGACCACAGTTGGCGGCATCAACTGCACCACCGCAGGTAACGAATACTGGCGTTCAATTGTCCGTGACAAGAGCGCCGTGGCGTTTGCTGATGTTGATGTCCGTTCGTTTGTGGCTGAAGCCGCTAACTCGGCTTCTGACTCAGGTACGGACCGCATTGACGCAGTGTTCACTGCTCAGGATGTTTTCGAACTCTATGAGTCGCAGTTGACCCCTCAGGTGCGTTACAGCGATGTGAACAGCGCAAATGCAGGCTTCCAGAACCTTATGGTTCAGGGTGTGCCAATGTACTGGGACTTTGATTGCCCAGCAGGCACAATCTACGGTGTGAACTCGAAGTACATTGGCTTCGCAGGTCACAACAGCCGTTGGTTCAAGCAGTCAGCGTTCAGCGATGGCCTTTCAGGCAACACCGCTTCAGCGCACGCTTCGAGCGGTGCTGCTTCAACTGTGGATGCTCGTTACGCAGTCATCACTGCCTATGGCAACATGACTGTCCGCAACCGTAAGCGTCACTTCAAGATTGACGGCGTCGCTACTTCCTGACGTTTAATCTGGTGAATTGGGGCGGGCTTCGGCCCGCCCCTTTTTGCTGTTTAGGAACGAAACGGATATGTAAGTGATGAGAGAAGTTGCTGTAGTTAACCAGATGCTCGGTGCTGCCCCGCAGAACCATATTATGTCAAACGCCCACGGGAGTGTGGAGCGTGCGTTGTGGTCTGGTGCGCCAGTACAGCAACGTGACCTGAAACTGTGCGAAGCGCAGAATCATTCTTGTAAGGGACCGAAGGCGTTGGGGACTCGTTTTTGTGTTGGGCATCTGCGTTCTAAGGGGATGCTGGATGATGCTCGTGAGCGTCAGAAGCAGATGAAGGGCGAATCGAATGAACCTGAGTGAACTGCGTGATGCTGTCCGCATCCAAATGGATTTGGATGAGGACGATATTGCTAATGCGACGTTAGATATGTTTATCCGTGAAGGATACAACCGTACGATCCAGTTGGAGCGGCGTTGGCCGTTTTTCGAAACGTCGTGGTCTGTCACGTCAAGCGGGGCTTCGATCACGGTTCCTGCGACGGTTTCAGGTATTAGTTCTGTTATTGACGTTGACGATAATGCTCGCCTGATTCAAATTGGCCCAGAGTTGGCTGAAGACAAGTTTTACGGCGACATCAGCGAGGGTACTCCATCATATTTTTCGTGGTGGGGTGACACTTTGACGTTGTATCCGACACCTTCAGCGAATCGTAGTTACACGATTCGTGGGTGGCGCAAACCTACTGATTGGGTTGCTGGTGGTGCTGCGTCAGAAGTTGACGCAGATGAGCGTTTGCATTTGCCTTTGTTTCATTATGCGTGTTCGTTGGCTTACGCACAGTTGGAAGATACGGAGTTGGAAAACACTTATATGCGTCGTTGGGCGGCTACTACGGAGCAGGCTCACGATGACATTATGCGCCCACAGCATCATGAGCCGCTGGTGTATAGCGGTGGCACTCGAGTGCGTCGTGGGCGTGTCAGGTTTGTTTGGGATATCTGATGGCGCGTGTCGAGGCGTTGAACCTAGTTAATTTTACGGGTGGTTTAAATCTTCGCGCTGACGCGTTCGAGTTGGGCGAGGATGAGTCGCCTGACATGTTGAATGTTGATATTGATCCTCGTGGCGGGTTTTTTTCGCGCAAGGGTTGGGAGCGTTGGAATTCTGCGTCGATTGCTTCTCCGTGGGATCCAAGGGCAATGTTTACACACACGTTGGCTAACGGCACAGAGCATGTGTTTGTGGCAAACAACGGGGTGTTGTTGGAGTCAACTAATGGTTCGTTTTCGACGGTGCAGGTTTCTGCTGTTGATGTGACGGTTGGGGCCGACCCTCATTTAGCGGATTTTGCTTCTTGGGGCGACACGTTGTATGTGGCGTGTGGTAATCAGAATCAGGCGTTGGAGTGGGATACGACTACGCCGTCGTTGTTGACTGCGGCTGGGTCTGCGACGTTCACCGATTATACGGCTCCTTCGACTGATGTGTTTCCGCAAGCCGATTTTGTGGCCGCACATGCAGGGTACCTGTTTGTTGCTGGGACGTATGAGGATTCGAATGCGCACCCGCACAGGTTGCGTTGGTCGCATCCTGCAATTCCGGGTGCGTGGAATGCCGATGATTATATCGATATTAAGGAGGGTGGTGGCCCGATTACGGGCATCCTCCCGATGCGTGATCATTTGCTGATTTTTAAGCCGTCAAGTGTGTGGGCTTTGTTTGGTTATGACAGCACTTCTTGGCAGTTGGTGAATGTGACTCGTGAGGTTGGAGCGGTGCATCGTCAGGCGATTGCCCGCTCCGAACAGACTGCGTTCTTTTTTTCTTGGCCTCGTGGAGTGTTTGCGATCACAGACACTCAGTATCCTGTCGAGATTTCTGACGCGTTGCGTCCAGCGTTCGAGGACGCATATTTTGCGAACTCGGCTAGTGACGAGATGTGGATGGGCTGGTTGAAGGATCGTTTGTGGGTGTCTGTTCCGTATTGGAATGATGGTTTGGGTTCTCCTCCGTCGACTGCGAAAACGTCGTTTGTGTTTGATCCTACTTTGGGTAAGAATGGCGCTTGGACTGCTTATATTGGTGCTGGCAGTGAAGGTGTTGGCCCGTTTGCGCAGGGCGGTAATTATGGGGCGTCTGATAATAAGGCGTTTGCGTGTTGTCGCGAGACTGCGGCTGTTGTTCGTGTTGACGAGTTGGATTTGGCGGGCGACAATATTGACGGCACTTCGACAGGTTTTGTGACGAAGTATGTGACGCGTTGGGTTGATGCTGGTTGGCCGTCGTTGCGTAAGCAGTGGCGTGCGCCTGATTTGGTGTTGGAAAAAAAGTCGTCGGCTTACGATTTGTCGTTGACGGTGTTCAGAGATTTTGATTCGTCTACTCCTAGGCGTCAGCGTACGGTTTCTGTTGGGGGGGTTTCTTCTGCTGGCGTGTGGGGTTCGATGACTTGGGGAACCGATTATTGGGGTACGGGTGGTTCTGGCACGTTGTTGGAGCGTGGCCCGTCGTTTGGTCCTGCGTCATCTGTGCAGTTGATGTTTGAAGGTGAAAATTTGAAATCGTGGGGCATTAATGGCCTCGTGTTGAAGTACATTCCAAGGAGGCTCCGATGACGAGCATGAATATTCCAAACTCGATTACGAACGGCACTGTTGCTGATGCGACGGACGTTCAACAGAACTTTGATCATATTGAGTCGCATGTCAATACGGAGGTGGTGAATCGTGATGGCAGTATCGCTATGACTGGCGAACTGCTGTTGCCGTCTAATCCGACTTCGAATTTGGCGGCGGCCACAAAGTCGTATGTCGATCTTGAGGTTGGTAGCGAGGCGACGACCCGTGCGAATGCTGACACGGCTTTAGATACTCGAGTTACTGCTCTTGAAGGCACTGACATTGTCGTGACGTTGACAGGCGATGTGACTGGTACGGGAACGATCACTGATCTTGGTGATGTGTCGTTTGCCGCAACTGTTGTTGACGACTCGCATAACCATGTGGTCGGCAACATTGACAATTTCACTGAAAATGTTCAGGACATTGTTGGAGCAATGGTCTCTGGGAACACGGAGTCTGGCATCAGTGTAACGTATGACGATACTGGAAACTCTCTTGATTTCAATGTCAATGACCCGACCATCACCTTGACAGGTGATGTGACGGGTTTGGCAACAATGACGAATCTTGGCAACGTTTCCATAAGCACGACGGTTGGTGATGATTCCCACAACCATGTGATTTCTAACGTGGATGGTTTGCAGACAGCGTTGGATGGAAAATCTTCTAGCAGTCACACCCATTCGTATTTGGCAACGAGCGGTGGCACTGTCACTGGTGACACATTATTTTCTTCTGCTTCATCATCGACGTCAAACACTGTTGCTTTGCAGGTGACTGGCAGTAACGCGTCGATTGCTTTGCGTTCAAACGGTTCGGCATCAAACTCTGGTTCGGTTGTTCAGGTTCGTTCTGGGCGTACTGGTGACAACTCTCGGGCGATGGCGTACATCACCCAACATGACGGCTCGTCTATGGCGGACATAAGTGTGAACCGAGTTTATTACTCGGGTGGTTCGCTTGGATCATCTCGGACGATTAAAGAGAACATTGTGTCTGTCCATCCAGCCGAAGGAACTTCTGCGTATGACACGGTGAAACAAATTGAACTTTCTACGTTTAATTACATCGGCGCAGAAGCATCTGATGTGCAACTTGGTGTTATTGCTGAGGAGTTGGTCGATATTGCGCCAGATTTTGTTGAGGTACATAACGGAATACCGCGTTGGGTTAAGGGTTCTATCCATTTTTTGACTCTTGCGGCGTTGAGGCAGGCCATCAACAAGATTGAGATTCTTGAGGCTCAAGTTGCTGCTTTGTCAGCATAACTTGGAACGAAACGGATATATAAGTAATGGTCACACCTAATCTTTCTCCGATTCTGCGCCAGCAGCGCGACGCAGCATTTAATTATGCTACGGGTACTGCTCAGAACGCTTACGATAAAGGGTTTTTCCAGCAGCGTGGTCAGCGCAACATGGACGAGTTTTCCAAGGGTTTTGGGCGTGAGTTGCCGTCGTTTACGGCGCGACAAACGCAACGGGGTCTTGGTGGTGGCGGGGTTCAGTCTGGTGTGATGAATCGAGCGATGCGTAATTATGTTGGTGATTACACTGGACAGTTGGGTCAGATGCAGCAGGATTATAACGCTGGTGTTGCGAATTTTGATTCTCAGCAGGCAATGATGACTGATTATTACCAGAAAACGATGGATGATTTGGAATTGCAGAAAGCGCAAGAGATTGCGAATACTGCTGACGGCCTGTTGCAGTTGCAGCAGTTATATGGTGGTGGTTACTGATGGTGCAGAGTTATCGTCCTCGAAACAGTTATGGTCCTGCTGATGCTGGCGGTGCTGCTCCGAATCGGGTAAGCAATCCTTACCGTGATTCCGATATTGGCGGCATCCCAACTGTTCGAATTACTCCCAACATGTACCCTAATGCTTACCGCGATGCAGACATGGGCGGCATCCCGACTGTTGGTGGAATACCCGGCGCTCGACCTAGGGGCGCTTACGGTAACGCCGATTTCGGGTCGCTAGATACGATTTTTCGTACTCAAAGTCCTCAAGGTTTTCGCGGAAGCGTTCCAAACCCTTACGGGGATGTTCCTTATGGTGGTCCAGACCCGTTGGGTCGTGACCCTGATGGTCCTGTTTGGCAGGGCTTTGGCCGAGGGATGACGCCCGAACAGATTTACAACGACGAGTTCCGCATTTATCACGGGGCATTTCCTTGGGATTATGATCCCGACGCTGTGGTAGATCCCGATCCTTCCGTAGATCCCAATCCTTTAGCAGTTGGCGGTGGTGGTGGTACACAGATGAACTACGGGCAAGCACTGCAAGGTTTGCTTGGTAGCGGCATTTTTGATCCTACTGCGGTGCCAGAGTTGCAGGGGTACGCTCAGCCTCTGCGATACGATTTCCAAACGTGGGATCCGTCAACGATTGATACCACACAGTTGCAAACTTGGGATCCGACGTTGTTGGAGGCACCAGATTTTTCTCAGCAGTATTCAAATGTTGATGCTATGGCTGAGCAGGTTCGTAATCAGATTGGTCAGGCTTGGGATCCTGCGATTGCTGCTTTGGGCGCTCCGTTGCAAACTTCGATTGGTCAGACTGGTGGGGTGTCGCAAGGGGTTTCTCCAGATTTAGGTAGTTTTGCTGGGGCGATGGGTTTTGGCGATCAGTATGCTTCTGATCTCGCTGCGGCGAATCAGGGCATACAGTCGAATGCTGATTTGTTTGCTGGGCGTAACGCCATGTTGGATCGTGCGTTCCAGATGAACCGTCAGGGTTCTGCCGATATTGCTCAGCAGTCTCGTGCGGCTGGGCTGTCTGGTGCGGCCACACAGGAGATGTTGACTCGTGCAGCGTTGAATCGCATTGAGCAGAATGCGCAGATGCAAGCCAACCAGTACAACGTTGGTTTGCAGAATCAGGCTGGCCAGTACAACACTGGCATGATGAACGATGCGTATTTGCAGAACATTGGTTTACAGAATCAGGCGGGTCAGTACAACACGGGTATTGCGAATCAGGGGATGCAAGCGAACACTGATGCGTTTAATGCTTGGTTGAATTCGAATGTTGATTTGGGTAACCAGCAGGCGATGTTGGGTTACGAGGGTCAGCAGGGCGCTGATCAGAATCGTTTGGCTGCAATTTTGGATATGATTGCTGCTGCTGGTTCTGCGGGCCAAACGATTGATCCTTCTATTTATGGGATGGTGGCGTAATGGATCCTCAACTTCTCGCTATTTTGCAGATGTTTGGTGGCGGCGGTTATCAGCCGTACAGTGATTTTTCTACGTCTGCTGGTGGCTATTTGCCGATGGATTCTGGGACGCTTGGTGCGAACTTGAACCAGTTGCAGGATGTTGCTTCTTTGTCTGGTCAGGGTTTGGCTGGCAACCCGTTGATGTTGGCCGCTTTGGGTATGACTAGCGGGGATCAGTTCCAAAGCAAAATGATAGAGACGGTTGAGGGAGTTTCTGAGGGGCAAGATTATTTGCTCAGCATGATTCAGGATGCGGATATGACGGGCGTTGAGACTCCAGAAGCGCTTGTGGCTAGGTTGATTCTTGAGGGGGGCGCTACCCCGTCTCGGGCTGCTTCGGAAGCCAAACTACGTTGGAACCAAAGCAACCCGAACGTCAATAACGGTAAAACCTATCAAGAATTGTACGAGGAAGCATACGGCACTGTAGAACCAGATTGGGATGGTACTGCTTCGGACTATCACTCGATGCTGTACAAGGACAGGCCGCCTGTTTATGAAGAGCAGGCTGGGGCAGGGTTGCAGGCGTTGCGAGATCTTGGCATTGCCGATCCGGGTACTGCATGGGATCCTGAAGATTTGGTGACTGGATACAACGAACGTCAGCAGTCTTTTGTGGACGCAGACCAGCGGGCATTGGATGCCCGAAAGGTTGCGGAGAAAACTGTCAGGACTCCTCAGACGCCTTCACAGGCATCTAAGCCAGTGGATTCTGTTCAGTTGCCAGAGGTTGGGCCGGGGCGTGGGCATGCTGGCAGGCATAGGCAACGTGTCGAAAGTATTGGTGGTCCTGCGATCACACAGATCTCTGGTACTCCAGAGCAGCGCAAGGCGCGTCTTGACGCTATTGCTGCTCGTGACACTGCTGGGCTTGGCGCCGCTCGCGCTCAAGCCAGATACGACATATCGAATCAGGATTTGATGGGTCGTGGAATGACTCCAACCGCATACCAGTCAATGGCTTTACTGCGGGCCATCCAGCGTACCGCTGGTGGCTGACAGGAACGAAATAACTATTTAGATAATGGCTTCTTATCTTGATGATGTTCTTCGGCGGGCAGTTACTTCAACTACGCCCAAAAGCGGTTTAACCACTTCTAATCTTGGGAGGTTGCCGAAGCAAGGAAACGACTACGTCCCAAACCAAGATTTTTGGGAACAGATGCAAATTTTGCGTTCGGACCAGAACCCTGTTATTAAAGATCCAGATCAGGGCTTTTTTGGTAAACTTGCCGATATTGGCGCGAAGGCTGGGATGCTTGGTCTCAAATCTTTGGGTCCTTTAGATTATGGTCGCCGTGCCGTGTTGGCTTCAATGGTCGAGTTGGACAAGCGCGGAAACCCTGATTATTGGGATTTTGGTGACAGTAGGCTAGCGAATGCTGCGGAGTGGGCTGCTGGTATTGGTTTTGATATACCAACAAAAGTTTTGCCGTACGATGCCCTTCCAGCAGTTGCGGAACAAATCCGTGAGATGCGAGGCATTGAGGCCAAGACCCCTGAGGGTCGTGAAGCAACAGATCAGATTGGGTGGATGGACAGGTTCAGGGATCCTGATTTTGGTTACGGCCAGATCCTGTACGACAAATCTGGCGGAGGTTTTGAAACTGCTCTCGAAGGGACTGGTGGTTTCGGGGAGTTTACTGGTCGCACTTTGGACAAACTTGGCGGTTTCGCTGGTGACGTTGCGTTTGACCCTACAACTTATGTTACTGGTGGGGCTACTGCAGTTGCGAGTAAAGCCCAAAGGTTTGCGATGGCTTCTCGCATTGCTTCAAAAGTTAACAAGGTGCCGGGTATCACCGAAGAAATGGTTACCCGTATGGCAACCAAGGGTCCTGCCTTTTTTGATGATGCTGAACGTGCGCTGATAAATGAGCCTTACCTTTTCCAGCGAGGTTTGCGTTTGGGTAACCCTGCTGGTGGCGCTGGTTCGGTGAGGATTCCACTTACTGGAAAAGTGGACGAGTTTTTCTCGAAGTTGGTTGCAAGGCCGAGGAATGCTGTCACGTCTAGCGGGATGTATGGCGGTTTGGTTGAGGCCCGTCGCGCCCCTGATGGGTTTGAAGAGATTTACAGGGTTTTGCGTTCTGGCAAAACCCGAAATGATTTGACTCCAACTATGGCGGCTTTGGCTTTGTCGGCAAAAGATACGCTTGGTGCGGCCAAGGGTTTGTATGTGGCGCAATGGTCTAGGGGGATGCAGGAAGTTTTCAAAGGATTGGATGAGGATGCTCGTATCGCTTTGACGCATGCCACCCAGCAAGGTGATGAAACATTGGGTCGTATTCTTAGACAGATTCGAAGCAGTCTTGTCGATGAGGGTTTGGACATTGGCGACATCACAAAAGTCGCTGGCGTAGAGGGCTACATGCCCATGATGTTGACCCGAGAGGCTATCGACGCAATGTCTGACACCGCCACAAATCAGGAGTTGGCCAAACAGTTGCGCAATAAGTTAAATGTCAAAGTTGATTTGACTAAGCGTGAAGGCATGACGATGTCCCGCAATATTCGTCCGGGTAGTAAATTGAAGTTTACTGTCGGGGATGAGGTTGTCGAGATCCTTTTCGAGAATGGGACGATTCTCGAGGCTAACGAAAAGTTGGCTGCGGCTTTCCCTGACCTTAATGTTGCTAAATGGTTTGAGGATGACGCTGGCATTTTGATGACTCGTTATGTTGATCAGGCGGCAAGTTCTGCTGGTCAGGCAAGAATGCTTTTCGAGTTGCTTCGTGGTTCTCCAGATGAGATTGCAACTAATCTTGAAAATGTTTCAACTGAAATCATTGATGAGGTTGCGACGGCGACGAAGAACCGTCAAGCGAAAGACATGCTTGACGGGGTTGTTAAGCGTCGTAATGAGGAGATTGTTGAGCGTTCGAAGCAGTTAATTAATGATGCGAACGAGTCGCGTGGTGTTTTCATTGAGGCTTTGCAGGAGAATTTGAAGAATCTTGGCCGTATTGGCGGGATTGTTTCAAAGCAGTTGGATAACGCTAAAGCCACCAAGACTTCACTTAAGGAAACCAAGCAGACCATTACTCGTGAACTTGCGGCTAAACGCAAGGAGTTGACAGCGCTTCGGGTGGAAACAGAGAAACAGTTTTTTGTGTACGCAGATGAGGCTGATCGTTTGAAGTTTGCTATTGCGTCTGGGGTTGACCCTCAGGGTGTTCCTTGGGGCGAGGTTACCCGCAAAGAACTTGCGAAAGTGAATGGCAACAAGCGTGCAGTTTTGGCGAAGATAGAAAAGTTGCGTGATGAGACGAAATTGAAAGTGGAACAGTTGGATGCCACTTTTGTTGCGATGGATCAAGTTATTGATGAAGTTGCTTTTGCGGACACAATCATTTCTGCTGTGGAAGCAGAGTTGAACAATCCTGCTCGTTTGCGTGAGATTGTTGAGAGCGAAAACTTTTCACTTTTCGAACAAGAGGTGAGAAAAGTTGGGGAGGTTCGTGGACCCAAGGCTTTGGGTACACGTCAGATGGCTGAGAATCTGCGGTTAGCCCGTGAGGATCTTGCCGATAGGGAAGCAGAGTTTTTGAATTGGGCGCAACGCCCTAAAGCAGAGGGCGATGATCCTGTTGGTGTTTTGGTTCGTGCTGCTGATGAAGAATCTGCTGCTGCTTCTAGGGTTGAGAAGGCAAGGTATGCTTCTATTCAGGCGAAGGCTGATGCTCGCATTGCGCAAGATGAGTGGCTGGGAACTTTGTCGAAGTTTAAAAATCTTGTCGAATCAGATTCGGGTAAAGTTGCTCTTGGCAGGTTTGAAGAACTTTTGGCTTTGATCGGGTCTTCTAACTGGAGCGTTGATCGCACAACTGGCAAACTTGTGTTGTCTTGGGGTCCTGAAGCGAGAGAGTTTGCTCAAGAGATCACTGAAGTATATTTAGATTACGAAAAGTTGCGTGATGTTCTTGATGATGCTGGACAGTATTTGATTCGTCAGGATCGAGATGTTGCTGCTACGTCCGCCGCGTTACAGCAACGTGGCGCAGAGGAGTGGCGTGGCGCTTGGGATACTGCCGTTTCATATTTGGATGACGTTTTCCAGCAGGCTAAAGCAAAATATCTTGCTGCTGAAATATTGTTTGATGAAGCGAAAAAAGATGTTGCTGCTGGTCCTGCAAGCCGAGATTCTCTGATTGCTCGATTTAGCGAGGTGTTTAATACGGGCGGTCAGGATCCAATCAATTTTGAAGAGTGGTTCCCTCTCGAGTTGTTCTCCAAGTCGCTCAAGGGGCGGCCACAATTTTTGGTTCCGTTGGCTGAGCAGATGCTTGATGACGCTATGCGTTCGATCGAGGGCGTCGTAGACAATTCTTTGTTGCAGCAAGTTAAGCCGCAGTGGGAAAAGTATGTGAACAGTCTCGCTGCTGAGAAGCAAGCAAAATTGCATTTTAAAGATGTGAGCAGATTCCATTCTGTCGCCAAATCGGAAAACCAGAAACTTAATAAGATGTTTGATTCTGGTCAGTTGAAGAGAACGTATCTTAACGGTGCGCAGGAGCGGGTACGGGTTCTTGAAAAAGAGGCCATTGCATCTAGGCAGACACATAGTAAAGTTTTGGACAGCATTTACGAAACTTCGGTGAGGCCAATTGTTGAGGGTTCTGAGGCTGGACGTTTGCCTTACGAACGTGAAGTTTTGGAGCGTCAGGATCTGATCGAAACTGCAAAGTCACCCCTGCCTGTGGACGCAGAACAATCCAAGTTTATTGTGTCTGGCACTGGGCCGAATGGGACTAAGGTCAAAAAATATCAACTGTCAACGGGTCCTGTTGAGGTTTTAAGTTTACGTCCAGAGTCTTTAACTTTAGAGCAGATGCGGGCTAGGGAGTTATCGACCATGTCGCCAGCAGAGTTGGCGATTTATGGTGGAGGGGACGAACTTGACCCAAGGTTTGCTGATCAGTCCAAGCAGACCGTCGAGGATCTGATTGGTGACGTTGCGGACGAAGCGGATGAGCCTAAGCGTGTTTTTGGTGAGGCGACGCCTGAGCAGCGGGAGGCTGATCTGGCGAAACGTAGGGCGACCAACAAGAGAAAGGTTGAGTTGAATCAGGCTTTGGGTGAGGGGAAAATTACTCCTTTAGAAGTTTGGCGTTTGGCCACAGAGGATGATAATTACAAGAACATTAGGTTGAAGGATGTTCTTGCCAACTTGCCGGGTTCAAGCACGGCTCGCGCTGTTCGGGTGATGGACGAGTTGGGCATTACTAGCAATCGGAGGATTCGCGCTTTAAAGGCGGATGACCCTCGTTTAGGTCCAGACAAGTTGCGGGAAGCAGTTGTTCTTGTAGGGACAATGAAGAGAACTGCTCGACCTGATCCTGACATGGTCAGGAACATGGTCGAGTTGGCTGACGAGATCGCTGTAGATGCTTTGGTCCCTGTTGAGATTCGTGATCGGATTGCTGGTATTGCTCAAATCTTCAGCGATCAGCGCAAGTTGAGTAAGGGGTTGGCTGCGGACACAGTGCGGGAGGAGAAGTTGGCTGCCCACTACAGGCGCAGATTGGAAAATCTTCAAAACCTGATTGACTCTTTGGAAGATGAAGCATCTGTAAAGGGTTTGAATTCGAGCGCCAGCAAGAAGTTGGAGCGATCCAAAAATGATGTTTACGATTTGAAATCTGCTTTGGCTATTTTGGATGAACAGGCGCTCACTAGAAGCCAAACGGTTAACTTCAAGTTGAAGTCTTTTGTTGAGATGGAGGAACTGAAGGGCGAGTTCAATGATCTGATTGATTGGTCAAATATGTACGCTCGTGGCCTTCAGGCTGGGTTGCCTGATGGCGATCAGTTGGCTACGCGTGTCACCGCAGAGTTGCGTCGCAAGCAGAAGAATGCTGCTGAGCAACGTTTGAACACTGGTTCGAGTGGCAAAATTTCTAAGCGCACAGCGAAAGGTCGTAGGTCTACGACACAGGATCAGGTTATTGTTGAAGAAGCGGTTGAGGCTTTGATTCCTCAACTTGACAACCTGTACATGGTGGAGGCGCAACGAAACCAGTTGCGTCGAATTTCGAAACAGTTGGAGCAAGAATCCTTGAGGCCAATTGATGGTCTGGAGGATTTGGCGGAGTCAACTTTGCGTCAGGATTTGATTGATGCTCGCCTGAGGGAAGAGTCGGATTTTGTTGAAAATGCTTTCACTGTTCAGGGGATGGGTTCTGGCACTTTTCAGGAAACGGAATTTGGTTACAGCATAACTTACGGTGAAGTTCCACAAGAGTTGAAGGAGCAAATCAGAGCGCTTGGCGCTTATGCCCAAACTACAAGAAGAGATTTGTACAACACTTTGGGTACGTTGTTCGATGTTGGCAGGAACGTTGGCGGAGATCTGCAACAAACTGGAGATGCCCGCAAAGCACTTTTTAAGAGATTAAAAAAGGCTTTCAACAGTGGTGGTCGAAACGGTTTGGCTGAGGTTGTTTTTGATATTTTGGATCAGGTGCCTGAAAGCAGCAAAATGAATTTGTTGCGTAAAGCGCAGAAGCCGAGAAAAAACGATCGGGCTATTTTTGACAGGTTGAGTTCTGAGGTTTCCAGCCTTGGTGTTGGTGTTGGCAATATTGAAACATTAGCGACCGTCAGGCAGGCCGCTGATTCTGCTTCAAATTATGTTAAGCAATTGAAAGCAGAGATAAAGGCCGCGAAGGGCAGGAAGGCTAGCCCTGAAGTTATCCGTTTGAAGCAAGAGCGTTTGGCTGTGGCGGAGCAGGTTGAGCAGCGTTCTGCTGGTCGGCTTGCACAGTTTGAAAGCCGAATTCCTTCGAAGAAGAAGCCAAAGGCTTCTGTGACTTTGGACTGGCGTGACTCTATGGGTGTTGCTTCAGAGGGTTATGTTTCTCCTTTGTCGATGGGTAGCGATGATTGGGATCGGGTTGCAAACGCTTACCGTTCTTTGAGGGAGAAAAAAGAAGCCATTCTTGCTGCAGCGATGGCTCGCAGGGATGAGTACGTTTATGGTGAAGGGGCAACTGCTTTGCAGCGTGCCGCAACTGATGTTGGTATGAGGCCGACTGTTGCTCGTCGTCTTGAACTTGATGCTGAACGTTTGATCAAGGAAATCGATCGAGGCAAGTTGGATGAGCAGGCTTTGGTTGATTCTTTGAAGGTTGCTCCAACGTTGAAAGAAACGTTGGGCAACGTGCGTGCACAGCGGGATGAGGTTCTCGAGCGTGCAGGTTTGCTTGACCAGATTTCTCAAAAGATATCTGTGAAGTATGAGGAACTTTCTGAGCAACTTGCGTTGGTTGATGCTGATGAGGCGGCGCAAATATCTGCGGCTGAAACTTTGATTGGTGAAACCGATAAGGATATTGCGTTGCTTGCTGAGCGTTTGAAAGAAATTTCTGGCACGAAGAAGTCCGGGTCTGGCATGGCTGGTGTTCAATTGAAATTGGACAAGTTGAGTCCTGACGAGTTCACGTTTGACAACGTGAAAGATTTGACTGCCGAGTTGAAGGGCATTGTCGATTCGGTTGATCCTAACGACATGTACGGAATGGTCGCTGTCGCGATTTACGAGAAGCACCTTGATGATGTTGCTTCTCTTGGCATTGTGCAGAATGATGCTTTGCCTAATTTGAAGGCTTGGCGTGACAAGGCTAAAGCCAACGAGTTGATTGAAATTTTCAAGTTCAAAGCAAACAAGGGTTTCAAGGAAATGGGTGATGTCCTTGGTGCTGATCGGATGATTGCTGTGGCCGAACCTTTGGCTAAAGCAATTTCGAATATTGAGAAGTCGATGAACTCTGGGGCTTTCATTGAAAGCATCGAGTTGGCTAACCGTTTCTTTAAGACGTATGCAACTTTGAGTCCGGGTTTCCATGTTCGCAACTGGATGGGTGCTACGTTCATGAATCTCACTGAGGGTGTTGAGGTGAAGAACACTCGTGAGGCTTACGGCATGGCTTCCGATTTCAGGAAGATGGGTAACGATTACATTCGGTTGTTGCGTGGCATGGCCGCTGATGGCGACGAGCAGTCAATCAGGAAGTTGAAGGCTTTTGAAGCGGCGTTTGGTTCTGGTGCATCTGGACGTTTGTCTTTTGGCGAAATTGGTAAAGCGAACGCTCAGTCTGATCTTGTGCGTAAAGCGATGAATACTAAGACTGCCGACAAGTTGCTTGCCAATAAGGCTGTCAAGTTGTCGCAGTCTGTTGGTACTAACTTTGTTGAGTTGCCTGCCCGTTTGGCGTTGGCGCTTGATTCGTTGGATCGTGGCATGGACATGCTTGGTGCGTTGAACCGAATTAAGCGTGTCCATTTTGATTACTCTGATTTGTCGAAGTTCGACAAGAAGATGAAGGCGCTGATTCCTTTCTGGGTGTTCATGTCTCGAAACATGCCGTTGCAAATTCAACAGATTTTGCAGAAGCCAAAAATGTATCAGGCATACAACTCTTTGATCCGTAACTTCAAGGCAGAGGATCAGGACATGTTGGCTTGGCAGGAGGGCCGAAATGGCTGGGTGTTGTTTAACCACAGCACGATGTTTGGTGATCCTGCCAACATTGCGATCCTTCCAGATTTGCAGCATGTGTCGATGGTTGACGATATCGGTAAGGTTGACCCGACTGATCCGTTCAAGTTCTTGTCGCAGGCCAACCCGATGTTCCGTGTGCCTGCGGAGTTTTATCTGGACAGAAAGTTTTACAAGGATAGGCCGTTTTACGACAATGAGAGCAAAGCCCAGTATGCGTTGCTTCAGAGTGTGCCGCCAGCGGCTCAGGCCGCAAGGCTTCTCGGTCTTGGACCTTATGAAGA